TATGCTTTAACTCGACCTTTGTCAAACTTGTCTACAACAACGGCATACACCCGTACATGGTAGAGCCAGCTAGCCTTGGCGTGTTGCGTGAAGATACCCCTTATACAGACCGGCAAGAAGCCATCGTTCAAACTTACTACATTACAAAGTCTGAGCTTTACAACCGGCTGTATTCCCATCCTAAGCGCGAGTCAATTGTTAAGCGCATCTCTACTAGCATACACACCAATAGTGAAGACTTACCAGAAGGTCTTGACCGCATCATGCTGTCTCAGTCAAACCCTACTCTGTATGGAAACGTCAACCTAGACCTCTCAGGAGTGAGCCGCTACAAGGCGCGTGTAGCTGAAGAGACAGTCAAGATGTATGAGCTGTGGGTATGGAATGATGAAATTGATGACTACCAATGCGTCACAATGGCTGACCCTGACATATTTATCTATGACAGACCCGGCGAATCAATGTTCCTCAAGGGTGAATTGCCATTCGTGCAAATTTGCCCGAACCCTCAGTATGATTATTACTGGGGTCAATCGGAAGTTTCTCGCCTAGTATTCTTGCAGCAGTTACGCAATAACCGAATGACTGAGATTCTTGACTTGTTATCAAAGCAAGTTAACCCACCGACAGCTCTTACAGGCTTTACTGGCATCTTAGATGAGAAGAACTTTGCTCTAAACAGAGCCGGTGGACTGCTATCAAGCGATATGCCTAACGCTAGGGCTGACAGATTAGCCCCTGATATGCCGTCATCTCTCTTTGAGGTGATACATGAGGTGGACAATATGTTCTCCGAAGCCTCTGGCATCTCCTCTGTATTGCAAGGCAAAGGCGAATCTGGTGTTCGCTCTTCTGGTCACGCTTCACAATTAGCCCGTTTAGGGTCTAGCCGAGCTAAAAAACGCGCTCTCATTATTGAGGATTCGCTTGAAAAGGTAGCTACGCTATACCTCAAGTTGATGCAAGTCTATGATAAGACGCACTTTAAAGACGATGAAGGGCATGAATTTATTTCCGCGCAGTTTACTAGAGACTATATAGTCAAGGTAGATGCACATTCCAACTCGCCAATCTTTACAGAAGACTTGCGCCAGCTTGCATTTAACTTGTTTAAAGCCAAAGCTATTGACACAGAATCATTGCTTGACTTGCTTGAGCCTCCAATGAAACAATTGCTCAAAGATAAGCTAAAGAAGAAGGAGCAAGCTGCTGCTGCCCAAACTCAACCGCAAGAGCCTACCAGTCAGGAAAAATCAGATTTAAAGGAAATCTAATGGAAACTACTCAACAGTTGACACCTAAAGCAGACCAACCCGTTGTAACGACAAGAGAGCTTGGTCGTGCAGAAAAAGCTGGCGCTGGTGGAAAATTGCAATATAAGAATGTTGATGTTAGAGTCAACCCCGCAGTCCAAGCACAACGCTCAATGAGAGCAATTCAACGAACATAAGGAGTCCATGATGTACGGTAAAAAGTCTACTCGCGGTCGCAAGTCCTGCCGCTAAAAATTTCCTCGAAAGGGAAAGGGGTGTGGCTTACTTCCCCAACCAAAGTTCGCCGCCTCTAACTAAGGAGAAGACGATGCGTATGGGTCGTAAAGGTCGTAAGAGCCGTAAGTAATTAACTGGGGGCAACCCTTGTTGATTGCGTGGTTTGACCATTCAAATTCCTAGGGGGGCTGGAATCAAAGTTCGCCCCCCACTTGACAAATTACAATAGTCTGATTTAATCGCGACTGTTGAACAGATAGAGGGAATATATGGCAACCGATGCAAAGATGATGGACTTGATTCGCTCACAGCAAGGTGGAGCAGGGGCAACTCCCCCTGAAATAGCTCCTGAAGCGGGAATGTCTGATGATTCAACGCCTCCAATGTCTTCCCCAATGTCTACGCCTGAACCCAAGATGGGAAACAAAGAAGGCGCAATGGTCAACATTAGCATGGCAATGGATTTGATTGAACAAGCCTTGCCAAGCCTCGGTAGCGAATCTGTTGAAGGGCAAAAAGCCCTAGCAGCTATTCGTAGTCTCACAGGACTCTTAGGACCGAAGAAACAACAAACTGGTGAATTACAGCAGTCTGAGATTATTCAGATGCTACAAAACTTGCCGCAAGCCGGAGGCTCTACGCCAGAAGGTCGTGCAATGTCTCAAGCCCCGGCTGTTCCAAACCTACCGCCAATGCCGGGTGCTGGTGGAGGCGGTGCTTCTCTCCAACCAACTCCAATGTAAGGAAAAATCATGGACTTGTTCAAACCCCGTGGTGCTAACAGCCCACGCAGACCCACAGACAACAACCAACAAAATGGTGTTGTAGTTAATACTCCTCGTTTCGCCCAGTTGGGTGGATTGAGTGGTGCAAACGCTATCGGAGCTAAGAACAAGATGCAAGTTCAAAAGCCCGGTGACGGTAAAAAAGTAATTTAATTTCGTTAGGGGATAACTATGAGTTTAGAAGACATGAGTTTTGAGCAGCGCGACCAAATGGCGCTACTAATGCGTGAGTTGTCTGACAATCCAGAAACTCGGAAAGAAATTCTGCGCCTGACCCGTAAAGTCAAGCCCGGTTTAATAATTCCTGAGTTGGATATTGAAGACCACACATCTTCTGCCGTCTCTAAAGTTCATCAAGAACTTGAACAGATGAGAGCAGAGAAGCGCGAACAAGACGCTGTGAACGACCTTAACAAACGCAGAATGAGTTTGATTAAAAAAGGTTTTATTCAAGACGAAAGCGAAATTGAACAAGTTGAAAAAATAATGCTTGATAAGGGCATTACCAATCACGAATCGGCTGCGGAATACTGGGACTGGATGAAACAGTCTGCTGTACCCACACCGACTGGCTACAACCCAAGTGCAGTTGCTAAGTTTGACTTAGGTAAATACTACAAAAACCCAGTAATGGCAGCACGGGACGAAGCCTCGAAAGCGCTCAATGAGTTGCGGAGAAATCCACGACCCATTGGTTTGTAAGCAGGGGATTTTTTTTCTAGGAGATAACTATGCCTATAGGTGGCGGTATCGTTCCAGCAACGGGTAGTACACAGTACACCGAGTTAACTTACGTTACACGGCGTGCGTTTATCCCGAAGCTGGTCGTACAACTTTATAACTCTACGCCCTTGATGGCGGCTTTGATTGCAAACAGTCAAACTGCTTCTGGTGGTGTTTCATCTGTAACCGTTCCCGTTCAGGGCGCTCAGTTTGTTAACGCTCAATGGTCTGATTACTCTGGTTCATTCAACCAGCCTTCAGTCCAGCAAGGTGCTTACAACGCTGAATTTGACCTGAAGCTGATGATTGCCCCTGTACCGTTCCTCGGTATGGAAGGCGCTGTTCAGCAAGACGCTGCAATCATTCCATTGATTGAAGCCCGTATGAACGATGCGACAAACGTGATGATGGATGCAATGGCTACAGCCTTGTATACCAACAGCACTAACACGCAACAATTCACAGGACTTCCTGCTGCCGTTTCTGCCTCTGGCACTTATGGCAACATTAGCCGTTCTGCATACACTTGGTGGCAATCAAAGGCTTACACAGCCGGTAACGTCAACCCAACTCGTCAAAACATCTTGCAATACATTTCTGGTACTGTGAAAAACAGCGCTGAAGTGCCTTCTTTTGGTGTTTGCGGATTTGGTACTTGGACATTACTTGCTCAAGACTTTGTTGGTCAAGAACAATATGTAATCACACCCGGTCACGGTTTTGATGGTGATGCTAACGGTCCTCAAGCCGCTTTCCGCGCTTTGATGGTTGCTGGTGTTCCAATCTATCCAGACCCATATTGTCCAGAAGGTACTGTGTACTTCCTGAACACTAACTATCTCTCGCTCTATGTCCATGAGCAAGGTTCGTTTGTGTTTACAGGATTTGAGTCCACACTTCCGAACTGGCAAATTGGTTATGTTGGTGCTGTACTGATGATTGCGGAAATGGTTTCGACCAAGCCAAAATCTATGTCAGTAGTGTCCGGTTACAACTCTTTGACACTATAAGGAGCAATAAACCATGTCATTAAGCACAAACAAAATCATTCTTGCCGCAGCGCAAACCAACACGGCTGGCGCGTATTTCTTAACCACAACCATCACGTCTACTAGCACCGGCAACGGTACTGTTATTCCTGCTGGTGTGTATATCATGTTCCCACAAGCAAACACTTCTGTGATTGCCTATAACGGTGCATCTAACGTAACTGTCTCGGCAGCTAACGTTGGCGGCGTTATCATCTCTGATGGTGTGAACGTATATGCTAAGTCAACTGCTTCTGCTGATACCGTAACTCTGTTGGCTACCAATGGTGGTCAAGCAGTCGGTAGCACTTACGTCAGTTAAGGAGACACTATGGCTAATCCAGATTCAGTCGGTCAAAACACCCCAGAAAGTTTCGGCACTTATGCTATTGCCTCGGCTCAAGGCGTATCTTTGGCGGCTACTGGTAACGCTGTTGTTGCCCTTCCCATCCTTCGGGGTGGTCTTACTGCTGGAAACAGCGTAGCAACTTCTGGTGCAGTCATTGTTCGTAGAGTAACTATTCAGAACCCAAGCGCAAGCGTGGCTACTGGAAACATTACTATCTTTACGAGCAATGATGGAAACACCAGCAACATTGTTGCAAACGCTGTTACTTTAAGCAGTTTGTCGGCTACTGGAACATTCCAAGACATCGCGTTAACCACGGGTGGCAATGTGATTGTTTCAGGCTACAACGCGCAAGCCTTGTATGTGAAAGTCGGTACTGCCGTTGCTGGCACAGTCGATGTTCGCGTATACGGTGACACAGTAAACTTCTAAGCTATGCAAACCCTATATGTGACAAACAAGTGGGAAAAACCCATAACATTTAACTACGAGTTCAAGCCGTATACCTTCCCTGTAGGGGAAACGGTGGAAGCTCCGGAAGATGCCGTTTGTCACATATTTGGTCATGGTGACCCAAATAAAGAAAACTACATGGCGAGGCTGTCGCTAATTCAAACAAGAAATGACATTCCAGAAGGTTTGAAAATCTTGTCTAAATTTGAAATCTCTGATAGACCGCCTGTGAAAAACCACTTGTTATCCCCGGTGGTTGAGCGAGTACCTCTGCCTTCTAAGAAGGTAGGGGGAAAAGTCAACTCTGAATACGATGGATAACGCATGGCTCAAACACTCCAAAGCTATATCACGCAAGTTAGATATTTGCTCCATGACGCGCAATCTAACTTTTACACTAATGACCAGCTAACAGGCTACATCAATAGTGCGCGTGAGCGTGTCGTGCGCGACACAGGATGTTTAAGAACGGTGCAAGTAACCCAAGCGCCAGCGCCCCCGGTATCGGGTGGTAATAACCCAGTCATTTGGTCTAGCGGTCTTGTTGTTACTACTAATCAATATGTCTTTTCTAATATCTTTATTTACAAGATTGTTGTGGGTGGAACTCTGGGCGCTGAAGTTCCTCCTTATCCTTCTGCTGATTACGTCTATCCCCCATCAGGCACTTTGACCCTGACAGACAGCGCAGTAACCTATCAGTATGTTGCGCCATGCGAAGTTATTAACTTTGCTGCCTTGCCATCAGGTTTGCAGACGCTTGATATTTTGAACGTAAACATTTATTGGGGAAACTCAAGAATTCCATTACGGTATTTGCCTTGGACGCAATTTAACGCTCAGTTGCGTTACTATCAAAACTATATCGGTAGACCAATTGCTTTTAGCATTTTTGGTCAATCTCAAATTTATATTGGACCAATTCCAGACCAAGCCTATGTAGCTGAGTTGGACACGGTTATTTTGCCAACTACTATGGTTAATCTGAATGATACAGATACCATTAATGAACCATACGATACGGTTGTTCAGTTTTATGCGGCTCATCTTGCCAAATATTACGAACAGTCTTTTGGTGAAGCTGAGATTTATTTGCAGCAGTACAAGCAAAAAGCCCAATCGGTTCTGACATCCACTTTCACCCGAAGGATTCCAGACCCCTACTCAACACCGTTTTAATCATGGCAGCCGCAGAGCAAAAAAAATCTTACGAGGTTGTCAAGCAGTTCAAGGGTGTAAACACCAAGGCGAACAGAACAGCTATTGGTGATGACGAGTTCTTTTGGCTTGAGAACGCTATGCCTATTGGCTATGGCAATATTAAGATTACGCCTACCTATTCCAATGTAGGAAGCGTTACCTTTACCAATACAGTTAGCTTTTACTGTTCAGCCAATATTGGCTTGATTGATTATTTGGTTGCATTTCAGGCAAACGGCTCGGCTGAGTTTGTGCGCTTGGATACAAATGTTAGAGGAACTATTGCTTCTTCTGGAACATTTAGCGCATCAGGGGTCAACATCTCCCAATGGAAAAATGACCGTGTTCTTATTGCTGACCCTGCAAAGGGTTACTTTACTTGGGATGGAATAGACCTAATTTTTATTGGTGCTATTGGGCAAGTCGGAATTGTTCAACCGGGTTCAGGTTACACCTCTGCGCCAGCAGTTATTATTTCTGCCCCCAATACAGCTAATGGTGTACAGGCTACGGCTGTAGCTACTATTACGGCTAATACAGTATCTTCTATCACAATTATAGAAGCAGGAACAGGCTACACAAGCTCTCCTACTATCACATTTAATGGTGGTGGTGGCTCTGGTGCTAACGCAATAGCGGGAATTACTACATTTGCAACGGGAACAGTCTCAGTCTTAGTGACTGCTGGTGGCACGGGTTATACCAATGCGTCTAACCTGACTGTCACTATCGCTGGTGGCGGTGGTACTAATGCGGCTGCTCAAGGCATTGTTGCTGGTGGCATCGTTACCCAAGTGGTGATGACTAATGTCGGTAGCGGATATACCAACTCCTCAAACATTACTGTGACCATTGCAGGAGGTGGGGGAACTAACGCCACAGCCAGAGCAATCATTAATACAGAGCCAGTAGTCGGCATACAGTCATTCTCAGGGCGTGTTTGGATAGCCAATGGACGCACAGTCACCTTTTCTGCTGCGGGAGCGTATAACGACTTTATAAGCGTTTCTGCGGGTACGGCTACTTTAACTGATGCAACCCTACATGGAAACATTACTCAGCTTTTGTCGGCTAATAACTTTCTATACATCTTTGGCGATGACTCTATCAACGTTTTCTCAGATGTTCGGGTAACTACGGTTGGAACAACTCTCTTTACTAACACCAACGTAAGCGCGTCAGTTGGCACTAAGTTGCAATACGCTATTTACCCTTACTTTAGGTCTGTTTTGTTTATGAACGACTATGGGATATATGCCCTAGTAGGTTCAACAACAACTAAAATTTCAGACGCTCTTGATGGTGTTTTCCCTAACATTGACTTTACTGCGCCTGTTTATGCGGGTCAGGTATTGTTAAACAACATTCTGTGCGCTGCCTTTAACTTCCGATATACGGGTGGGCTAGGAACTTCTGCCTCTAGCCGTTATATCCAAGCCATCTTCTTTGAGAAAAAATGGTTTTTTACAAGTTCTGGCAATGACTTGGCTTACATAGCCTCTGCGCCTTTGGGTGGCAGGATTAACCTATACGGTTCTAACGGCAACTCTTGTGTGCGTCTGTATGCGGATTCGTCTTCTAGCATAAGCAGCTATGTCCAGACTTCTCTGAATCCTATGAAAGACCCAATACGCACCAAGCAAGCATTGAAGGTGGGTATTGAGGCTACTTTGACCAATTCTGCCCAAATAACAGTAACCGTAGATTCTGAACAAGGCTCTAGTACGCCTGTAACGCTTGGAGAATTAGTCAGTTGGATTAATAATCTAAGTATTACGATACCGTGGATAAACAACAGTTCTGCGGTAATTGGCTGGTCAGGTGGCGGTGGTGGGTATACCTTATACAAAACTGATGCAAAGCAATGGGGCAAGTATTTGGGTATGACGGTGACATCAAGCAGCTCAAATTTTACAATCAACGGGTTCGAGTACGAACACGAATTAAGGGTGAGGTTCTAACATGGCAGTTCCAAATACTTTTGCAAGTGCAACAGCGTCAATACCGTTGTCTCAACTTGATGCTAACTTTGCTACAACTATTACGCTTGGTAACACGGCTATCCAGCTTGGAAATACTGTTACTACGCTAAATAATATGACGTTTGCTAACGTCACTATTAGTAGCGTTGCAACGGCTTTCCCAAATAACTACTTGTCTAACAGCACGGTAACGCTTGGTAACGCTACGTTGACGCTTGGTGGCACAACTAGCTCGGTTGGTAACCTGACTGCATCTAATGTGACTGTGACCAACTACACCGAAACTGTAGTAGCAATCGGAAACTCAGGCACGACACAAACTTTGTCCCTGACTACCGGAACATTTCAAACAGTCACCATGACGGGTAACTGCACATTCACCATGCCAACAAATGTGGCTGGCAAATCGTTTATTCTGATAGCAACTCAGGACGGCACAGGCTCTAGGACTGCGGTGTTTACATCGGTTAAATGGGCTGGCGGCACAGCGCCAACACTAACAACTACCGCAAGCACAGGGCGAGACATATTGACCTTTGTTGCTGACGGCACTAACTGGTACGGCACTTACGCACAGGCGTTTGCATAATGTTTGCATCAAAAGATTCTCTGCTGACTAGACCTAGCGGTGGCTACAACATCGCTCGTAGTGTGCGGTTGCGTTCTAGTGCTACTGCTTATTTTAATAGGACACTTACTACACCGACAAACAATAAGATTTGGACTTGGAGTAGTTGGGTTAAGCGTGGTACTTTAGGCTCTGCTCAAATTTTACTTTCATCAGATGTTGGAACATCAAATACCACTTGGCTTGAGTTTGGTTTTGATGCGGCTGACACATTTACGATTACTGCATATGCAACAGATTCAAATACAACATCTGCAGTTTTTCGTGACCCGTCTGCTTGGTATCACATTATTGTGGCATTTGATAGCACACAAGCAACTGCGGCAAATCGTTGCAAAATTTATGTCAATGGCGTTCAGCAAACATTAACTGGTTCTGGATTTACTTTAAATGCTGGA